AAGCAAATAATGCAGCTCTGGAAGGAGCAGTTGCTACTCAGGAAGCAGCAATTAAAAATATGCAGAACGATTTTGCTCTGCAAACAAAACAGCTTGGAGACTTACAGAAGAAGTCACAGGCAACACAGTTAGAAATGAACCGATATTTGGACATTTTTAAAAGACACAATTTAACAAAACTAGCAGCAGCAAAACCTGGTTTGCTAGAACCAAGAATAAATAAAGGAACGAAAAATGTATTTGATTCAATCGAAGAAGTTAGCCGCACCATTGATAGCCTTGATGATGGCGTCGAGTTGCAGTCTACTCCCAACTAAGCAGATAGAAGTAACAGCAAAACCAATGGACAGACTGATTACTCAGCCTGTACTACCACGTGAGATAGACCTCAAAGACCCTATGTGGTATGTAGTAAGTGATAAAAACATTGAAGAGTTTCACGAAAGATTAACAAAAGAGCATGGACAGATAGTATTCGTAGCTATGTCTATACCAGACTATGAATTAATGTCATACAACATGCAAGAACTAAAACGATATATTATAGAACTCAAGGAAGTCGTAGTATATTATGAAAAAGTAACAGACCCCGAAGCATTGAACAATGTGGAATAGTATTAAACAATTTTTTATAGACTGGAGCTACTTTAGAGTAATGAATAAAGGAGCAAAGTTTTTTGATAAGAATCCAGTAGTACAAGGACGATTTGAAGAAGTCGAAGACTGGCTGGAGCATATAGAGGATAGATTAGCAGCAGTGGAAGAAAATAGTCACCCATGTAAAGAACTGCATGAGTTTGATGCTTATCCTGACATTATCGAAAGACTTACATCAGTAGAGCAACACATAGATAAGTGAAAGAATTTCTATGGATGCTGAAACCAATAAGTAGAGAAATGGTATTAATACGAGAAAAAGGAATTCTCATAGATGCGTATAGAGCAGGGGTAAAAAATGTTTACAGAATTAAGAGAACTATTAAAGCGTGATGTAGTAGATATTACATTCGTTTCACAAAACTCTCACAAGGAGTATACAATTCCTTGTACGTTGATGGAGTCCCTCACTGGAGGTAGAGTCAATCAACAAATCAATGACACCATAGTGTGTTATCGAATGGATGAGGATAGATGGGAAGACATTAGATTAAATTCTATAGTTTCCTATCAAGGAAGTCCCTAATTTTAGGGCAAGGCTCTTTACAGAGCGGAGAATATTATGTTAATGGATTTAGTAGGTATGGTTACTTTAATAGTAACAATTGCTAGTTTAATCGCGGCGTCAACACCGACACCTAAGGATGATGTATGGATGGGCAAATTCTACAAATTTGTAGATATGTTAGCATTGAACATTGGAAAAGCGAAGGATAAAGGCAATGTCTGATGAAAGATTCAGTGGCGATATGTCACGCAATGAAGTAGAGTTAGACCTTAATAAGTTTATGGCAATGGTCACTGAAATAGGTGAACTAAAAGCTAAAATTATGGAGTTAGAAAACGATAAAGAACCAGAAAACCTTTGGCAGAGATGGATATGGCTATCAGGAATGATAGACGCTTGGAGAATTTTCCCAAGAATGTTCCTCACTGTGTACATTGTATTACTTTATAAGTGTACAATATGGTTTATGGAACTTCCAGCACCAACATTCGAGCAGTCTGGTTTAATCAGTATTGTAGTCGGAGCGGGTGCGGCATGGTTCGGCTTGTATGCTGGAACGGCAAAAGATAAGATAAACTCTAAGTAACGAAAAAATAGTTCTTGACAATTGCTCATATATTTAGTATAATATACTTATGAAAAAATTCAAAGAACTTAAAAAAATAGTAAAATACTGTACTCATTGTGGTGGTCGCAAGAACACTCGTGAGTGCAGTGGTTACAAGTGTTGGATTAAATGAATTTATTTTATTTAGATGAAGACATGGATAAGTCTGCCGAGTATCATGTTGACAAGCATATTGTCAAGATGCCGCTCGAGGCAGCACAAATATTATGCACTACTATATGGATAGACGATTTATTGGGGTTCGTTCCTCGAGCTCTTAACGCAGAGGAAAGAGAAGTGATGAACAAGGCAAAAGCCGAGATTAAGCATTTACCTCTTGAGGAACGACCCTACCCCTACCTACCGATGATGTACAATCATCCTTGCACTATCTGGGCAAGAGAGTCTTTGGAAAACCATGAGTGGGTTCATTGTTATGCTAACGCATTGAATGATGAGTACCACTACCGATATGGAAAACTACACAAATCAATTGAGCAAGTAGTAAACAAACTACCTGATCCGAAGAATTTACCTAAAGCAGGTTTTACAACCTTTGGCTTAGCTATGCCTGATGATTTGAAAGACTATGATAACCCTATACAGAGTTATCGTGATTATTACCACTTAGACAAAGCAACATTTGCAAGTTGGAAATACCGTGACAAGCCTCACTGGTGGAATGAAGACTATGCAGATTATGAGAAAAGGATTACGAGATGATTATAATTTATGGAAAAGAGAGTTGCCCTTACTGTGATATGGCTAAAGATTTAGCTACACGAAAAGGACACAAAGTAGAATACAAGCAATTAGGAGTAGACTATGAGTTCAGTGAACTTAAAGAAAAATTCCCAAAAGCAAGAACTTTTCCGCAGATTATAATGGACGGAATCAGTATAGGTGGGTATACAGACTTGGAGAATTTAATTGACTAAGTATAAATTCAACGAGGATGAGGTATTACAAATACTTCGCAACCATATATTAGGAACTTACGACGCTCACTACAGTATGAATAAAATTCAGTCAACTGAGTTTATATTTGATGCTGGACATGGCGAAGGGTTCTGTATTGGTAACATAATAAAATATGCACAGAGATACGGCAAAAAAGAAGGTCGCAACAAAGAAGATTTGTTGAAGATACTTCACTATGCCGTAATCTTGCTAGGACATGAGATGCCATCCACTAATTACACGGAGATACACAATAATGGCAATAAAGACTAGAAAGCATGAGAATTTAACAGAAACAAACATACAACATGTTATGGAGTTATTGAACGAAGATAGTCCAATAACAAAGAAAGAAGCATGTAGTATATTAAATATAAGTTATAATACTACGAGGCTCAATAAAATAATTGAAGACCACTTAGAAACAGTAGCTTATAGAGAAAGACGCAAAGCCCAAAATAAAGGCAAAGGCGCAACAGAGATGGAAATTAAACAAGTAGTAAACTTCTACTTGGATGGAGCAAATGTATCAGATATAGCTAAAAGTTTATATCGTTCACCTGCATTTATCAAAGCAGTAGTAGAAAGATTGGGTATTCCACAGAAATTACCTCAAACAGACTACGAAGGGAGAAGAAACGCAATGCTACCAGAACAATGTGTAGCAGATGAGTTTGAAGTTGGAGAAAAGATATGGGCAGTTCGACAGAACTATCCAGCACTTGTTGAAAAGGAGTTAAGCCCTGAAGGAGCAGAAGAAAGAGGTTATAAATTATATTTATGCCACACTATAGAATGTAGTCAAGAAGACCTCAAAGGTACTTATTTTCCACATCTATCTTTTGCAGGTAAGCAATATCCTTTAGCTACCTATGATATGGGTAAGCTACAACACTTGCAAAAGTATCTATAAACACAAGGAGAAAAAATGGAGATATGGCAGATTATTACTGCAGTATACTTATCGGGTACGCTCGCTGCAATGTATTCTATCTGGTGGCCATCTTATAAATTAATAAGAGCAATAGCACCTTATAATATAGTAGCACAAAAACCAGTACTTTCATTCATAATAGTATTTTTTATATTTTTATTATTTTTCCCTGTACT